CTCATAGTTGGCACCTAGTCCATTCCTGGGCTAGCGCACGCAATTTAACATTATTATGTCTATTCACACCACAACTAATAAAACCGTATCTCATGTTAAAACTTTAACACAAAATAAGATTTCACCGGTTGGTGATGCAAATATTAGCCATAATAAGCTAATTGAGCACTCTAACCACAAGAAAAACAATGCTCACAGATGGATTGTTGCGATTACTCGCACCGTCCCTGCGATCAATGTTCTTCATGGAAAGGAACCTAACCAGAATCTTTCAAATATGGTAAAATTAGTGTCAAAACTAATAAAACACCATGGGGAAATTGAGGCGATTAGTCGTCTTAAACACTTACGGCTGCAGCTGCAGCAGTATGTATTAAGTCAACCTATCACCCCGAGATCCTTTCAAAAGAAAGATAAGGATGGGTTCCCCAAAGCGATTAAGTTTATCAAACCTAATTTGGCAGATTTGAATGAAATGAGGTATTCTCTGTCTATGCTCAGAGTGATAGAACTCTTCAAGGGTAAAACCTCGAATGATACTAGCACCATTACTGATGCAAGTACCGCGAGTACTAAGAGACTCGAGGATATCGAAAGATTTATTAAGAAATGCAGATGGTTATCAAAAATTAATCCTGTTGACACAGGTTACTTACCTATGTCTAATCGTGCTGGACCTAACGGTCCTGCAACCATAGCAGCTTTGGCTGATCTTACTGCTTTAAAGCAGGAGGAGAATCCAAAGCTATTCGAGACAATTAAACAGCAACTAAAAGTCACTATCCCTTGGCTCGATATGGACGCACACGAGTGTATAGAAGGAAGGTTTCAGCATTCGAAACTAGTCTTCTTGGCTGACCGTGCTTTAAAAACACGGATCATTGCCATAGCAGACTGGTGGTCAAATGCTGCCCTTTCTAACATACACAGGACATTTATGACAGCCTTACGCAAACTTAATAAAGACCTAACATTCCGTCAAGACCAGATCCCTAATTACTTAAAGTCATTAGGAACTAATCTTTTCAGTTCTGATATGACTGCTTTTACGGATCGCTTTCCGAGAAGACTCGAAAAGGCTGTTGTAGCCGCAGTCCATGGTGCAGAAATGGCTGAAAGGTGGGAGACCATCATCAGCGAAAGGAGGTTTAATACCGAATTTAACACTTCTGTTCGTTATGAGACAGGAAACCCTATGGGTGTACTGTCATCATGGGCTGTATCGACAGCAACTCACCATGTAATAAA